GCTGGCTGGTAGTCAGCCAGCCCCCACTCGGGGTCCTACTACGCGACGACAGTCCGCAGGAAGATGCCCATGTCCGCCGACACAACCTTCTGGTCGTAGGTCATTTCACCTTCGATGCGATCCGCTGCGATGTGCTCCATGCGGAACTGCTTGATCCGGATGCCCTGCGAGTTGCCCGCGTGGTAGCCGTTCCACACGAACGTGTAGCCAGCAGCCGGGGTGAGCAGTGAGGGTGACTCCGGGGTGTACGCCAGCAGCGCGGACTTGGTGTCTGCGATGAAGTTGTACGTGGCAGCCGCATCCTGCTCGCGAGCACCGTTGATCCGAGGAACTTCGGTGTGCGAGGCGTACGAGACCAGCAACTTGATGCCGAACAGCGAGGAGATGAGATCCTCGGTGACGACACCCTTCTGGGTGTACTTGATGCGGTCGATGAGATCCGGGTGGTTCTTCAACTGGCGCATGACCTCGGCACCGATGACCATGACGTTCGGGGTGTACCCCGTGAGCAGACGATACTCGATCAGCCAGCCCTGAACATCCTTGATCGGGTCCGAAGCCGCGTCGTTCCACTGAAGGAACTCACCGGCACCGACACCATTGGCAACGCCCTCGTACTGGGTGTCCCAGACACCCCACTGGAAGTACTTGGCGTTCCAGTCCAGTTCCCGCTTGAGCAGCAACTGGTTGGTGATGAACTTCGTGCTGTCCGAGTCCAGACGGAAGTTCGAGTCAGCGTTGGCACGCACCTGATCATCGATGTCGCGGTGAACCGCGTACACATGAGCGAAGTACGTATCGGTGTCGTAGTTCCAGCCGACACCTGCGGACTCGGTACCCGGAGCACGCTTGACGACGTCCGTACGACGCCAATCAGACTTGCTCCACTTCCAGAAGAGATCGCTCTGCTTCTGGACGGGGACCTCAGGGAACACCTGAGTGCAGACGTAATCCTTGACGTTCGGGATCCATGCGACCGAGACATTAGTCAGAGGCTGATTAACGTGAAGGTCGGACTGTGTGGGGTTCGGCATCTCTTATCTCCTCCTATGCGCCGAAGCGTCCGAGCAGGACAGGGACAAGTTGACCGACCGCACCGCTACCAACCGCGATGCCGACGACGACGACCCCAGCAGAGGCGGTCCCAATCGGGACTGCTCGGCCAGTGTCACCAGCGTCGATCACGATGGCTTCACCTGCGTCGATAGTGTCGCCAGCCTCAACGAGGGTGACGCCACGAATAGCCACGGTTGCGGCAGCGCCTGCCACCTGTGGCTTGTTCTGCATGACACCAATCGGGTACGCGGTGTCATGCGAGCAGAGGTCAACCTCGTGTGCGCCAGAGACATACACGAAGCAGTACTGATGACCCTTGTTCGGCTGCGGGGATCCGACCAGACCGGGAACCCCGGTGTAGACCGCAAGACCTGATGCCGCATCGAGGGTGATGTTCCGAATTGACTCGTCGTACGTTGCCATGTTCAACCCTCCTAACGGAAGTTGTTGCGGTCAGCGATGTACTCGTCGTACGCCGCAGGGTTCTGGAGGAAGAAATCCGCCATCGCGTCAGCCTTGGAGATCTTGCTGTCGCTCTTCGAGATGCCCTCTTCGAGGAAGGCGTCCACCCGCTGCATGACATCGGCGTTGTCGCCCATGCCCATGACCCCGACCTCTTCGAAGATGAGGGAGCCAGCGGAGGTGAGTGCCTTGTGGATGACCGCGCAGTCGTCGTACGACATGGTCTCGGCCATCCGCATGAGAACGGGGGCCAGCGTGGTCGGCTCAATCGGCACGTTGTAGTTCTTGGCCACCTCAACGTACTCACCGAGGAGGCGCAGGTCGCGCTCTGACTTGGCAATCGTCTCGGCCTGCGTGGCGCGCTGCTCCAGAACGGAGACCTGCTCCATGGCCTTGGCGATGACCTCGTCGCGCTCGATGTCCGTGAAGGCCTTGCTCAGGCTCTCTCGGACCTCATCAGCGAAGGACTTGCCCACGGGGGCGAGATCCTCTGCATTGTCGTCGGCGTGCTCTTGCGCGTCCTCAAGGACAACCTCGTAGGCATTGCCGTCTTCATCGAAAACGGTGTCTCCGGGCTCCAAGAGTTCGGCGTCAAGGACTTCGCCATTCTCGTCGTAGATCTCGGGCACTATGTCCTCCTCGGTAGCCCGCTTGGCAATCTGAACACGCGCATGTTGGTTAGCGGGACGGTCCACCAACGAGATCTCATCGATCTCGATGTTGGTCAGTTCCTTGACCACGCGAGCCATAGTGCCTCCTTGTATTTTCTATTCTTCACCACAGTGCAAGCAGGTTAGTGTCATCGAACACAAACTCAATTACTGTCAGACCACCAGTCGTTCTTCTGTACGCGGTTCTGGCGAGCAATCTCGCTTCCTGCCAGTGATACTCCGCCAACTCCCAGAGCAATGGCTCGCACCTTCGCTGTGGGAAGAGCGTCCTTCATCTTCTTCCCTGTCTTGACCAACTTCATGGCCTTGTTGCTAGCGCCATAGAACTTCTTGGTCTGCTTGCGGGCCGCAATGTCGTACTTGCCCTGACCCGGAACAGACTGCTTGGCTGCCTTCTTCTGCGCGGAGGTGGCCTTCTTCTCGGCCTCCTTCATCTTCTTCTTCTGGGTACTCAGGCCAGCGCGGACACCCCGGAGGCGGTACTGGTTGACGGCTCCGCGAACCTCATTGGCGGCTACTGCTCCACCCAGTCCAGCGGCAGCACCTCCGTAGCCAGCCATCTGCGCGGTCTTCATGGCCGAGTCGTCATCCCACTTGGCCTTGCTCACAACCCCGAAGGGGGAGTACTCCAGCATCTTGTTGACCTTCCCCTCGCGCTGACGTTCAGCCTTGTTCTCTGCTCGCTGCAGGGCAGCGAAGTGGTACCCGCTCGCTCCACCCAGACCTGCTCCCGCTGTGGTCAGGGAGATCGATCCCCTGTTCAGGGAGTCGCTGGAGATGGACTTGGGCAGGCGACGAATCATCTTCGGGGAGCGCTTGAGCGCCATGGACGCGCCCTTGGTCCCCAGCGCAGCCAACCCGATGGTGGCCGTGCCGATGCTCATGGCTCCTTGGATGGCCCTCTTGTGCTTGACGTCGTCTGAGGCCTTGGTCATGTCTTCCTCTCCAGACGCCGCTTCTTGCCCGAGCGAACAGCCTGAGCGCCGATGAGTGCTCCGATTCCAGCAGCAGCGCCTGTCGCAGCAAGACCTGATCCGCCCGCGTGGGTGTAGGACATGACCCGACGCATCTCAGCCCCCGGCAACTTCTTGGGGTAGTGGCGGTATCCCTCGGTCCAGCGGGGGTCTCCTCGCTGGATTCCGTGCAGGTCGTACTTGGTCTTCCACTCGCTCAGGATCTTCTTGGCCTTGGGCTTCTTGAGGGTCTTCTTGTCCTCCTTGGCCCTGCCACCCCACTCGGTGAAGGACGGGGCTTGGTAGAGGGCTCCTCCTATAGACCCACCCACCACAGCCCCGTCAACCTCACCGCGAGTGATGTTCTTGGTGACCTCACCGCGCTTGAGTTCCCCCTGATGCGCCCATGTGCGTGCGCCGTGCCATGCCAGCCCCATACCCACCGGAAGACCCACGCCGATCACAGCAGCCCTGCGGAAGTGCCCCACCGCAGCGGGCTGCCTGATCATCTTGATCTTGCCAGCCTTATTCGTGATGGGGGTGTTGGTCTTGGGGTCCTTGGCCACGACCTTCTTGAGCCGCTTGCCCTTGTCGTTGTACTCCCACTCGGACTCAGGGAAGGGGACGTTCGCTTTGTTGTGCAGGACGTTCTTGGCCTCGTCGTGCTTCTTCCACGCAGCGTTGTAGGCCTCAGCCCTAGCCGAGTACTTCTCCTTCTTCGGGAAGGTCTGCCCTGTCTTGGGGTTGACGTGCTCAACGACGCGAGTGGTGTCCTCTGGCAGGGACTTCAGGGGCACGTACTTCTTGCCGCTGGGGTCATAGCCCTTGCCCTTGGTGAAGTCCGGAGTCTTCTTCTCAGTGTTGTTTGGGTGGTCGCGCGGAAGATCGTTGTCGGCCAACTGGCTCTTCACGCGCTCGTACTTGACCTTGCGGTCACGACGCGCCCACGAGTTGACGATCTGAGGAACCTTGCCGCTGGCTGCTGTCAGGCCAATACCTGCTCCTGCTGCAGTCTCAGCGGCAGCCAGATTCCTCTCGCCACTGCTGTACTTCTCAGCCATCAGACTTCTTATGCGAGCGTCCCATGAGATAAGCGCTGCCACCCAGCGCTCCTACTGCCCCTGTCCCTGCCGCAGCAGCCGTTCCGGGGGAGTGGGCAGCCGCATACTCCAGCCCTCGTCCAGCAGAGGCGATGGGACCGAGTCCCTCAGTGAAGCCCCTCTTCTGGCCAACGCGGAAGGCTGACGGCAACTTCTGCCCGTTCTTGGCCGTGCGCTCTCCGAACATGCCACCGGCATTTCCGAACTTGCCGCCCTTGATCATTCCCTTGAGCGGCTTGAGGGCCTTGAGGCCCTTCTTGGAGATCGTCCCGTCATCCACACCGAAGGCATTCACAGTGACTTCTCCACCCTGCGTCCGTTGCCATGAATGGAGAACGCGGTGCGCTCGCCGTTCTTGACCATCTCCCACTGCTTGTCATCGTTGACCTTGAAGCCGACCCACCAGCCATGCGGGATGGCGTTCTCGTCCAGCCCCATCGTTCGTAGTTTCTCTGGTGTAACTACAAAGGATTCCACCATGTCTGAGGTCTGCAGCGGCAGTTCGCCATCGCGGGCGTGCATGTCCCCGCCCTTGCGGGAGTTCACCACGTACGTGTACGCCGCCTTCTCGATCTCGTCCAGCGGGACGTAGTCGCCCTGCCGGTCCACCACAGGCTCGCCGTTCACATGAGTCACGGTGCAGTATCCGAAGACCTGACGCTTGTCCATGTCCATCTTCTCGATGGAGCCGTTCCAGACAAGGTCAGGAGTGTCGCCCTTGGCGAATCCGCTCTTCTCTGCTGCAGGCTCAGGAACGCGGTTGGGAACGGCAGGCACAGTGCCCTTCATGGGCTTGGCTCCCACCGGCTTGGTCTTCGCCAGCGGCTTCAGGCCCATCTTGTTCTTGCCGTCCGTTGCCATGGGGACCAGAGCCTTGGCCTCCTCGTGGATGCTCTTGGCGTCCGGGTTCATGGAAGAGGACACCTTGGACACCAGTTCAGAACTCATCGAGATGGCCGTGTCGGTCGTGATGACGCCCCTCCTCCGGGCGTCCACGATCTGTTCCAGAGCCTTCTTGATGGCGATGTCCTGAACGGCATCCTGCTTGGCAGCGCTCTTCTTCGCGGCAGCATCAGACACTGCCGTCAGAGCCTTCGAGTTGTTCTGCTTGCGCTGCTCCTTGAGGGCGCGGGCAGCGATGGAGTCGCCCACGAGTTCAGCCGTATGCAGGCCGATGGCTCCCGCAGCCAGCGGGATGGCGTACTTGCGCCCGAAGTTGGACTTGGGGCCGATGGCCTTGCCTGCCCGTGTGCCCGACCACTTCTTGTATGGAGCGGCCAGAGTTCGTGCCACGGGGTTCTTGGAGTTCGCCAAGCGCTCGTCTCGGCCCGCCATCAGCAGGGCGTGGCCACCAGCACCGATGGCCAGAGCATTGAGCCCCTGCCCTACGGCATTGACGGCCTGCTTGCGCTTGTGGGCCTTCTTGGCAGAGCCAGACAAGTCCTGATTGACGTGCATCTCAGACTGGTCGTTCATCTTCGAGATGAAATCTGAGAGTTCACGAGGGTCAATAGCATCGCCAAAGAGTTGCTCGGCAACGACAGCGACGGCATCTTCCATAGTCTTATCGTCCCTCATCAGTCTGGTCACTTTCTCCTAAGGAGCAGCCGGGGCGCGTGCTTGATGACACGACTCCTGTCGAAATCAGGAGCAGACCGGATCGGGATGTAGATGATCCCACTGACCAGATCGGAGGCGTTGGACATGTCCGTGAACGTCTTGGGGCCAGAGCCGCTCTCGATGTAGTCCCTCACGACGGTCGGGTAGGCGTTGGTCCGCATGTCGGCATTCATGTGGACGATCTCGTCCGAGACGATCTCGAAGGAACCGTTGATCAAGCCGACACTGAGTTCCTCGCTGGTCAGTCCCTCCATCGACAAACCGGTCCAGCCATCCTTGACGACGAAGAAGACCAGTGGGGCCTTGTGGTCCATGGCTGCGGTCGCCTGACCGATTACACGCGAATCCCTTTGCTGAGGTTTCCGGCTGGGAGTCGCCTCATCGATCTCCATCTCCGCCACCTTGACCTTGGGGACGAAGGTGCTCATCTCGTGGTCGAACGCCTCAAGGATGGCGGCTTCACTGTCGTGCTCGTTCTTGATGTCACCGACGTAGCCGATGTAGCCGCCCTCGAACTCGATGACAGGATTCGGGTTGTTCTTGTCTGGCTTGATGAACCTGTTGATGTTGAGGCCAGACTCCTTGATGTACTCGCTGGCAGGAATGATCAGCGGCGACTTGTGAAGGTTTATCTTGGTGCCCTGCTTGATGCCTGATTTGTTACCAATATCCGTTTCAATAGGAGAGTCAACCGTCGTGGACAACTGGTTCGAGACCGTACTCGTCGTTGCAGTCTTCGTCGTTGCCTTGACCTTGTTGGGCAGCGGGTTCTTGATCTTGGTCTTGCCCTGACCGATCTTCGGCTGCTCAGGCTTGGTCTCTGTCTTGGCCTTGGCGGGTGGGGCACCGATGGGCGGAAGTTCAGTACCGACCGGCAGGAAGGCTGACCCGATAGGCGGCAGGCTCTCCCCTATCGGAGCGCGGGCGCTGCCGATGGGGCCTGACGTCGATCCGATGGGGGCGTACGAGGATCCGATGGGAACGTACTGAGAGCCGATGGGTGGGCGGCGCGTCTCGATCTTGTTGGCCTGACGCTGCTCGGTGGAGGAGAACCTCCCGCGACGGTCCCGGTCAAAGGGATCACCCGGTAGGTTCTTGACGATGTTCATCCCCAAGTTCAGGACGATCTCGCACCGGCAGTTGGGGTGCGCTCCGGGGGCGTGGATCTTCTCGCCCGTGGGGGTCTCGAAGGGATCGCTGAGATCCTTCTCCTGACGATCCAGTGACGCACACACCGAGCAGACCAGTTCGTCGTGGGCAGTGATCCAGCGCTTCTTGGCCCCGTGGATGTCCCCGTGCTTCTCCATGTAGAGCCAGACGGTGTTCCTGCCCATCTGGGTGGCCTTGTACGCCTCGTTCGAGCCGATCCGGTCTGCCCGGTCCAGCATCAACTTGTCGATGGCTGCAGCCGACTTCTCGGGGATCGGCTGGGGGTCGTACTTGCCCTTGGCCTGCTCCGTGAGCGTGATGACGTAGGAGCGGGTCTGCTTGGAGTCCAGCCCGTACGCGGGGGTGGACCTGCGCCACGAGATGTCGTTGGACCACCCTGAGTTCAACTGTGCACTGAAGCCCTCCACCAGAGCATCGACGCTGGTCTGGTGGAAGTAGTCCCCCAACTCGTCAACGTAGATGACAGCCAACTTCTCCAGTTTGTCGCCGGGGATGAACAGGGAGGGACCGCCCAACTTGTAGGCGTCCAGCACGGAGGGAGTAGCCAACTTCCGCCACACAGACCTGTTGGCTTCCCAGATGCTCATGGCAAGACCCCTAGCCTCCTCAGGAGACTGGGGGTTCTTCTTTGCCAGTTGGTGGCTCATGATCATCTTGATCCCGAGAATCGCTGCTCCGATACCCATGCCGATGAGCAGCAGATGAGGGGAGTCCTGCTTCTTGGAGGGGACGACAGGCTGGTACCCGGCCTCCAGAAACGTTTCTCTGGGGTCTGTGAGTTCCGGGAAGGAGGTGGTCATGCCGCTGTGTTCCTGCGGTTCAGGAAGTTCTCGTCGAACGTGGCGATGCC